AGAAGCATTTTGAACCTGCCAAGAAGAAAATCCAGAAGTTATAATAGCTCTGAATTGTGTTGAGTTATATGCAAATAAAGAAACAATACCTCTATTTGTAGTAAGAGTGGTTGTAGCATGGCCATATCCAATTAAAGCATTTTGCCCTGCTGCCTCTAATGCCGTAGAAAAAGCTCCTGAATATGGAGTAATTACACTTGTATCAAATTCTAATCCGTCTGGAAGAGTATATAAATATTCTCCTGAACCAGCAGATCCAGCCGCTTGCTGATATTTATAAATAATTTCAGCATTAGTTCCTGTTCTTTTTAAAAGAACTTTATCTATTGTAGTAACGCCTTTAGTTGGAGACCCTGCTGTAGAAGTTACTGTAATAACCCCTTTATCTTCCCAATCTGTGTCTGCATTAGTTGAAGAATAAGTTCCTCCATTAGATTTTTGTTGAGCTGTGATAAAATCAACTCCTTGTTTTGTACAAATAAGGTTAAATCCCATGGCTGTTTGGCCTGTGTCCGTAACTAAAATATAAACATCAGAAGATGTTGTTTGACCTATTGTCGCCATTGTTGTGTTACTGACCCAAGTAGTTTGGGTTGTAATATCCCTGTTGGCTACACAGGTAGGGGCTACTGTAAAAATAGTTGTATTAAAAGTACACTTAGCTATCCCTGTGGAAGGCTTAGTACAATCCCCTAAGATAAAATCTATGTTCTCAGATGTTATCACTCCTGTACTTGTAACTTTAGCTGAAAACTGAGTAGTACAATCCGCAGTCTGGCAAGCATTTGAGTTTTGAACAATATCCGTAGCGCCTACAAACGCATCATCAATGTAGACTGTACCAGACACCGCCCCAGTAGATGCAATTGAAATTCCGTTAGATGTAGCCCCTAGGAGCATTGGGACTTTATAAAATCCCCATTTGTTATTTGATTGGACATTTACGCAATTTGTAGTTGAAACTGTACCGGCTTGGATTGAGCATACTTTAAGAGCAACGTCTGATTTAATTCTAACACTTGCAAGACCTTGAACTCCGTCAGCAAATTGAGTCTGGTAAAGTGTTGAGCTTTGAACTAGTGACATGGTTTGCGCTGATAAAACTAACTTTGCAGATGCTTTACCATCTATGACAGTAGAAATTTCTTTAGTAAATGTTCCAGCACTATTAGTCCATGAAGTTGAAAATGTAGAATGTTCGAAACTTGGATTTGATAAAATGTTCTTATTTCCAGTCTCGTTTAAGTGCTTATTTGTATCAACTTGAGTAAGAAGATTATTTGGGAACTGGATCTCTTCAGCAGTTACAGAAGAGCTATTTTGTGATTTAGCAGAAATGCTTTTATTCACAAATGTTGGAGCAGACGATCCGTTTGATTGGAGAACCTGACCTGATGTTCCGCTAATTTGCTCAAATGAATCAGCGTCAACGTAAACAATAGATCCTGAAACAGGAGTGATGTTTTTATTTGTTCCACCGTTGGAGAGTGAAACTGGTGCAGTTAATCCTTGAGAAACTTCAACCCATTTTAATGCGGCTAGATCAGTTGCAAATGTTCCAGATGTATGTGCTATTAAGCATCGATAAATCTTGTCTGATTCGATAACAACAGTATCAACAGCGTAAGTTGTTCCAGTCAACCAAAGAGAAATACCACCACCAGAACCACCGGCAGACTTCCAAGTTGTTCCGTCGTAAACATTTAACTCAAGTGATGTTGTGTTATAAACGCAATCACCTTGTGAGGCTGAAAAAGCATTTCTTTGTGTCTGCGTCATTACAGGGCAAGGTATTGATCCATTTATTGTAGTTGATGCAACAATCTTTCCTGTAAATGTTTTAATTCCACTAATAGACTGATTTCCAGTTAGTTTGACAACATCAGTATCATTAGCTTTTAAATTTAAAGCTGTTTGGGTTGCAGTAGAAATTGGTTTATTTGCATCTGAAGTATTATCAACATTACTTAAACCAACAGCAGATTTATCTAAAGTTTGGAATGTTTTATCCCCTCTAAAATACTGCGATGTCGTTCCTGGAGTAATTGAATTTTCTTTAGAGTTCCATGTTGATTTTTCAGTATCAGAAACAAATCTATATGTTGATGACTGAGTTATGTTGGCAGGATTTGTTGTATCAGCATTTTGAACATTGCCTAAACCTACCGCATTTTTATCTAGAGTTTGCCATGACTTGTCACCTCTCCAATATTGTGAAGTTGTGCCAGATGATATCGACGGCTCTTTTCCAGCTAATGAAGTTGAAATTGATCCTGTTAATCCTGATAAATAACCAAGCTCCGTATCGGTTACAGTTGAAGATTTAACCTGTCCAGTAGCATCGATATAAGAAGCTTTTGAAATGCTTTCTTTAGGCAATCTAAGCTGGTTTACGTCTAGTTTATCGATCTTATTGGCTACCTGTGCTTTTACGTTAGATAGCAAAAAAACAATGAAAAATAATATTAAAAAAGTTCTCATACTGTCTTGATCCTTGTGGCCATAATTTTGAATTGTCCTAAATAGCTAGATCCCATATTACCCGAAGTATAATCTAAAGATCCAACAGAACCTGAATTTGATACTGATAAAGTAATGTGTTCAGGGTTTATAATTGTATCCTGAATAATGTCAGAATTGTTATACATACCAATCGATAAAAGCCAATTAGTCCCATCATTAAAGATAGTCAGCTTTCCAAACTGAGAGAAATAATTAGATGAATCTTCTCTAGTTAACTCAAAATCAATAAATAATGAGCTATAAATAGCAGAGTCAAATGTGATTATTGAAGTTGCTAATGATTGATTGTTTAGAATGGAATAGTTCTCTTGAATTACACCTTGAAATGCTGGTGCTGAAGCTGAAGTAAATCCATCGGCAAATGACACAACTCTCAAAATATACCTTCCTTATAACATTTATATCTTATCGTATAAGAATTTGAATTGTCATCTAGTGGAACATAGTCCATTTCATTTTGTATATTATCAAATTGCTTAATCCATCCAATAAATGATGATCCATCCTGGTGATAATTAGTTCCAGGTATTAATCTGACTGAATATTCACCTTTTTCAAGCTGTATTGGATTGACTGGAATTATCGGATAAAATACGTGGAAATAATTATCTGTTGTTCCTAGGCTTTCTTTCATTTCAGCAACTGTGAAATTCTTTTCAAATAGTACCCCATCCGTATTAGATAGCTCAAAAGTAAAGAAATCAGCAGAAGCATTGTGAACGTAAAGGTATGGAATAAATGCGCCAACATGTAGACGCTCCTCTAGGTTATATTTAACTTCCTGTATTAATTCATCCTCAAGTGTAGCAACAAACAGAGTTGTCATGTAGCCTCATTAAGAGTCATCGACATATTGTATTTGTTAAAATATTGATTTGAAATTGTCGGAACATCGTTAAGATAAACCATTCCCGAGAATCTGTTATAATCATTAACCATATTGTCACAACCAATCTTAACAAAGAATGGATTTGTTTCACCCTTAGAATCAAGCAATGAATTAACCTTATCTAGCATATCTTTGTCTAAATAACTTAATGCGCAATTTATTATCTTTTGTCTTAATATGATGTCAGTAAATACTTGGCCGTATCTATTAGATTGCTTTGTCGAAAGCTCATTGTCTTTTATTGTCCATCCAAAATTGATGGATCTTCCTAAATTCATCTTCTTACCAAGAAATACTTTGCTTAATTCGCAGTATCCTAGAATAGAAGTTAGGACTATCCGGCAAAACCTGTAAGAGTGTGTTGTTGTGAATTCGTTTATGCCAATTCCAAATTGTGTTGAAAATGTGACTGATTCAGTAGCAGCAGGTGAAGTCCATTCATCAGTTGCATTAAATTCTAGTGATATTGTAGAAAAGCCAAATCCACTTCTTTTATCTGCAACAATTACAAACGAATCAACTTCTGAAGTCTCATTGAAATCTATCACGACGTTAGCTGTATTTGATGTTGAACGATAAACTTTAGAGCGTCTCGGATCTTTTATATTCGATAAAGGAAATAGCAAATTCTCACTAGATGCTGTGATTGTTGATTGGTCTATTAAATTATCGTGATATATTTCAAAGCTCATGCGAATTTAAATCCATTATTTAATTGTGTTCTAACTGCTCTTGCAATCTCTCTTCCATCGACTTGTACTACAATATCTCCACCGCCTAGAGATCCACCTTTAATGGCGTCAAATAATGTCTTTTGCTCATCAGCATTAAGCACCATTTCACCATCTCTTACGGAAACAACCCTATTATCGGCTCCCATAGTTGCTCCAATAATACCACCCTGCTCAAATCCCTTTATTGCAGATGCAGCAATTCCAGATAATGCCAAAGCGGTTGATGATGTAATTAATGCGTTCTGTTTAACTAAATATGCTGGCCCTGCAACAGGCCCTAAGGTAGAAGCCCAATATGTGGCGGACGTCCTAGCTTTAGCATCATCAATTGCAACAGATGCTAGTGCAGCGGCTTTTTGAATATAGAAAGCTTCCTTAGAACCTTGCTTGGCTAATGATGCCCCTATGTTGGCCAAGGCCTGAGTGTAGTTGTTAGCTATAGTTAATTGATTTACTTTATCTTGTGTCTTTTGTTGCTCTAATGTCTTTAGTTTATTTCTTTGTATTTCTTCTTGTTTTATTCTAGCATTACCAGCAGATGTTGCGATTGCTAATTCTTTTTCAGCATTTAACTTTATAAGTGCAAGACGCTCATCTTCACCCTTTAGTTTAGCTTCAGCATTTGCAGCTTTGATTTCAAATTCAGCATCAATCTTTTCCTGCTCAAATTGTCTTATTCTTTCTACTTCAGCAGCCTGTTTTGCAAACTCATCTTGAATTGCTAGGTTATCAGACTGAAGCTGTATGTTTCTTTTATTGTCTTGTAATTGTTGCTCTAATGTCAGGATCTCTTCATTAGTAGCTTTTTGTGCATCCGTCAGAGCAGTTGATACTTTAGGCTTTGTTTCTGGAACAATTGGCGCATTATTGAAAGCATTAATCTTTACAAATAAAGCATCATACTCTTTTGTGAGTTCTCTTATATTGTTCTTTGCGTTTGTTACTTCACCAGCAGCACTAAATGAAGTCTTTGCTTGCTGTTCATATTCTTTAAGTCTTGATTCTTGAATTTCAATTTCTGTTGTTAGATCGGCATATTTTGCTGAAAGTCTATTGATAGATCCTTCAGTTTCTTTGAATCCTTCATTACCTCTTTGTAAACTTTCTTTAAATCCTAAAACTTTATCTGTTAATGTTTGGTAAACAGTAGCTAAAAAATTGTTTATTTCTCTTAACTTTAATACGTCTACAACAACATTTCCAATTTCTTCCTGGAGATCTGAAAAAGCATTATCGGCAGCAATAATAGAGCCTGTATAAGTATTTAGTTCTGCGGCAGCAGCACCTGAGAATTTCTCATTTATAAGAGCAAGAGCTTCGCCAGACTTTAAAGCTTCTTCTGACAGATTCTTTAATTGTGGAATAAATTGGCCAAGCCTTCCTATCTCACCATTTAATGTTCTTCCTAGTTTTGTTACATTCTCTTCTAATGAACCACCAAATGTGGCAGAAAGATTAGCTGCTGCCTGCACTAATTGCTTGGCTTGCTCATTTGTTGCACCAAGAGACTTAGCTACGGCAAGCTGTGATAAAACTACCTCATCACCAAACTTAGATGTTCTTTGAAGCTCTGAAGCAAACTCTGAAAAACTTGCTAGTGCTTCTTCTGAATAGTCTCCTGATGCTTGGAGAGCTTGTCCTAGTTTATTTAGTGCATCTTCTTGTTCTGAAAATGCTTTTATAGATTGGTTGGCAAAATCAATTGCTTTACCAATAGAACCAGTTAACACTTCAAATGCTTTAGTTGCTATGTTACCAGCAAAAACGCCAGTTGCAGTCTTGAGAACATCACCTAATGCTCCGGCTTTTTTTGTAGCAGAATCTATTTCAGTATTTAATTGATTTTTTCGGACTTCTAAATCAAATTCAATTTTTTCAGCCATTACTTCTTCCTATTTGCGATCCATGAAAATAGAAGCATATCAGAGAAACTTAAATCAGCAGGGCCATATTTAATACCAATATCATTTGCCATCTTAAAATATGAATACCTAGCAACGTCTTTAGTTAGTTCAAAAATTCTTTTAGCTAACTCTTCATCTTGAGTGATACCTATTAAATCCTCAAGAGACATCCCATTGCTTGCTGCGTTCACAGCGTCATTAATTAAGTCTTTTTTTTAATGATAGAAGTAACATCAACAAAAACCTCATCAGATATATCTGCGCAAGCTTCTGAATTGTTTGATTTATCATTAAGAAAATCTTCATAACTAGAATAGTTGAGCGACTTGAAATCAATCAAGTCGCTCATTATATTTAAAAATTTGCTTTTAATTTTCCATAGGTCTTGAGCAGTTTCCACTTTATCGACTAAGCTAAGGAAAGAATATCCTTCTTGAATGTTAGGCATCCTGTATTTCAAAACACCTTTATCAGTCTTTTTCTCAAGCCACTTCATTTTAAACCTTAGACGAAATTAATATAAACATCTTTCTCAGTAGCAGTTACAAACCCTTTAAGAGTAATTTCTGCCTGAATAAAGCTGTCACCAGTTGTTTTATATGAGCTAACAGTACAGTTTGCAAGAAAAGTATTAAAACATTTTCCAGCAGACCAGTTGCCACCAACTTTAGGGCCAGCGTTTAACATTGCTGAAATACCTTTATTCTGGATAAGTGCATCTAGTAGCATAGCATCGTGCTTATTAAGTACCGCAGTTACTGACATTTCAACAGTTCTAGCAGTAGCAATTTTTTCCTTAACACCTGTTTCTTCACATATACAATCAACGTCAGAAATTTCTTTGCTGATAGTCATGCTTATAGTTTGAGCGCAAACACAAAGATTGTTCTCTTGGTTACCGATAAAAAGTTCAGCACCTTTAATAATAATAGCGTCAGCAGAATCATATTCTGGAACAATCGGAGTTGAATAAGTGAAGCCTTGATTAGATGAATATTCTAGGAAGCCTGTATCATCAATGGCCATAATTCTGCCAATAGCAGGGCCAATGTTGTTTGCAGCATTAGCACCAGAGATCCAAAGAATTGAGAACACAGCAGATGAGATTGATTTAATTGTGAAAGATCCGTTCTGGTTGTTCCACTTAACAGAGTAATCCTGAGTAGGTGAAACAGCTTTCATTGCTGATTGTAATGCTTCAGCTAATTCGATTGGATTCTTATAATACTTTTCACCAACAGCAGCCGCATGAGTTCCAGCGTCATCAACAAAGTCGATATATTTATTAGTTGAATCAATTTTAATTGGATTAAAGAAGTATTTAGTGCCAGAAAAAGAGAACTCAACCTCACCAAAGCCATTAGCGTCAGCAGTTAAAGCAATTTCAGTTGTGGCATTTCCAGCAGTAGCTTCAACAGCGTGACCATTTCCGAGGTATTTAGTTACTGAATAAGTGATAGTGTCAGAAACATAAGGGTAATAAAGAATTGCTCTACCAGTAGCAACTCCAGAAGCAGGTGCATTATTAAGCGTGAAGTTTAAGATTAAATCATTCCCATCAATCTCTTTAATGTTCCTGATGCTGTACCCATTAACACCATCCTTAATTAGAAGTGCTTGGCCAACATTGAAATCTGTTCCATCTGCAACCTTAATTGTATTAAAGTCAGAACCAGAAACAGTTGCGTAGTTTCCGCCTTGAATATAATCACCAAACATTGATAAATAAAATGGATGAAGTTCAGGCTTTTGACCCTCAACTCCAGAATGTCTTAAATATGCTGAGTGAGATCCTTCAGACCCTGTTTTACCAGTAAATGATTTGGCTGAACCAATATCATTTAACAGCTCATCACTATCAAGTGACTCAGATGTGAATGATAAAGTACTTCCTGGTCTTAAAGGGACAAATTGAGAACCTGTATAAGGTGCTTCATATTCACCAGCCGTTCCTTCCTCTGCTACTGCCAAAACACTAGCTCTATTTAATCCTACTGACATATTTTCTCCTTAAAGATTCTCTAAAATAAAAAAGTTAAAACTTGCACTCATAGTCAAAAAAGACTGCTTACCCGATAATACCTGTTCCATTCCAGAAACTGAACTAATATCAACCTTTGCAATATCGCTAGGAACATTAAGCTCATTATAAGAGTAGAACAGCTTTTGAACATCGTACACAGATTCTAACAATGACTTGGCCACATCATCAACTGTTATGGCATCAGAGTCGGTTCTGAATATTTCTTTAGTTAGAACAATTGTTACTTCCCTGGAAGTCATAAAGTTGCAAAACTCAAATTGTTCAAAGCTTGCAGGCCCTATTGTAAAGCCATAACCATCAATGAGAAATCGAGCATTATTGTCAGCTAATGAATAAGGATAAGGTATCCTGGTCTTGTTAGGATAAAGACTTTCTAATTCATCCACAATGGCATCATAAACGCTAGTGATTTTGCTACTCATCTAGATAACCAGCCTTGAGAATTAAACGATTCATAAACCTCTTCAACACCATTTGCATTAGTATCTATTTTCTTCATAGGGTTTGACAACCTACGCTGATATTCTTCCCTAGATCTTTGCTTTTGATCAATATAGTCATCGCCAAAAGCATTAAATATTATTTCAGCAACCTTTTGAACAGATGCTATTCTATAATCTTCACGCTCTAACATTTGACCAGCTTCCATTATGACACGATTAATCATTAGATCTTGAATTAGAACTTCACCAGCTTTTACGTGCTGTTCTTCCCAGTGTGTTTTCCCTGATTGAAATGCGCTCAATACGCTTGATTTAACAAGATCAGGATACTCAGCACCTAGATCAGCATCATCTGAGAAAATAGATCCTGCCCAAAGTAGTGAACAATCAGCATCTAAATCTTCAGTAAATGAGATCCTTAACCAATATTTATCATAAATCTTAACTGATTCTAAACCATCAACAACTTGACCATTTGAATTAGTATTATACATTTGCCATTTAGAGTGACGATCAGGAACAATTGTAATGTTTCCAGATTTAGAAAAACCTTCAGTTTCGTCTATAAGTTCATTAACCATAACCCATTTTTGACCATCAAACACCTCAGCGATCATTGTGGTTGGTAATGTATTAGACGCATTTAGTTTAAAATAAATTGAATTAAACGCTAATCTTGATCCAATATAAAAGAAATCTTCACCAGCAACATAACTAAATTCTGATTCAGTTGCATTATACTTATTTAAGTTTACTGAAAAATCTTTCAATGTTCCGTTATCTGAAAATAAGATTCTTTTATTCATGGTTTACTTCTTTCTTTTCTTTGCGGCTTTCTTGGCTTTTCTAGCAACAGATAAAGCAATAGCGACCGATTGTTTTTGTGATCTTCCTGATTTCATTTCTTTCCTAATGTTAGATGAAATGCTCTTTTTAGAATAACCTTTTTTTAGTGGAATAACCCACCTCCGTAATATAGGCCCCCATTTCTGAGGGCCGTAGTTTTATTTCAAAACAAAATCAAAAGATGAAGCATCTGTAATTTCAGAACGCTTAACAACTTTTAAATTACCAGAAGTATTCTTCACGATAATTTTATGAAGCTGATAGGATTGACCTGAAGCCATGCCTGATTTAAGTTTCATCGATTTAAATCCATCAAAGTTTTTAAATGTAGAAACAAGCCTTTTGTTTGATGCGCTATGTTTAAAAACATAACTCACCATTGACCAGCTAGAAACAATCGAAAAGTTTGCATCAGATGAAACACTAGAAAGAGCAGAAACCATTTCTTTGCTCATTTCAGATACGATGTTTTGTCCTGCTGAAGCCTGAGTACTAGCAACTAAACCTTTAGTGATTGAAGTATTCGTTCCAATATTCATTCCAGAAGTTTGTGCGCCTGTTGGCCCAATCAAATAACCTGAGTTGGCATTACCAGAAAGAGAATAGTTCACGTTGTTTGAAGAAGTAGAACCAGCACCACGAACTCTCAGGGCGTATCCGTAGCCATGAGTTCCTTTAATCGTGTTACCTGTAACAGTTGAATTTGCAGCATCAATAGTTACTGCTGAGTTAAACGACGGAACTCCAAGAGTAGTCAATCCACCAGTAGTTCCTTCGATTCTATTATCTTTAAAAGTAATAGGAAGGTTGACAGATTGGAAAACCACTAATTGACGAGGAACGTTTGTAACAGAAAATTGGTTACCAGAGTTTGGATTAGATCCAAGAAAAGTCTTACCAGAAATAAGACAATTCTTGATTGTAATGTTACCAACAGCAGAACCAGAATCAGAAAGGATTGCATATTCGCCATTAGCTTCAATGTGACAATTGTCCATTACAGCGTATTGGCAAAAGTTTGTTCCGAGTCCTGTATTCTTAAAGTAAACAGCAGAGTATTCTACTGCTGGAGCTTCTGGAGAAACTCCATTGATGCCCATTACTTTAAGGTTTTTAAATTCAGCAAATGCTGAAGCTGTACCGCCACGAACACGAACACATCCATCATTTTGGTAGAGCATATTGAAGCCAGATAAAGTAGCTTTTGCTGCAGTAGTATTAAGATCAACTGTGATTGATGTAGCACCAATTGAAACAATACGACTGTTTGTAGCAAGACCTGTACCTGTAACAATACGACCAACTTCTAGACCAGAAGTACCCCCAGGGATATTGATAGTTTTAGAAGCAAGAGCCCATGTACCAGACTTTGGAAGGTTAGCTTTGTACAATCCTTGGATGGTAGTTTTATCTTTACCAGCACCATGGAGTTTAACGCCTTTATAAACATCAACAGATTCTTCGAAAAGACCTTCACCGATGTCGATAATGTCATTATCAACTGCAGCCATGATAGCTGATTGAATAGTGGTGTGCGTTCCACTTCCATTTTTCCGCACATAAAAAGTACTCATAAGTGTCCTTTAGTTAGGGAGGCCGAAGCCTCCCCGATTAATTAGTAAGCGTAGACAACAAAAACGTTCATGCCTGATTCGATACACTCAGCACCAGATGGAGCAAGAAGTGAACCTTTCCAAACAATACGAGATTTTCCGCCAACAACTGTAACGTCAAAATCTTCACCTTCGTGAACAGCAAGACGACCTACTGCACATGACATGATTTTCTTAACTTGCATAGAAAGCTCTAAGAAGCCAAGCTCATCACCGACAGTTAGTTTTTCATTGCTGAAAAATGGGCCATCAACCTTAGCTTCTAAAGCAACAATTCTTGTCTCATGACCATCAACATCGTCACGAAGATCTTGAGAGTAACCTTCAAGGTTATCAAGCTCAGATTGGATCGCAGCATCTTGAGAATCAACATAAGACTTGTCTGCTTTACCAGAGATGTCTACTGGTGGAATTGCAGCAATTTGAGCATCTGTGTATGCTTTAGCTTCAGCAAGTTTAGCAGCATCCTTAGAGTCAACATTTGCGATTGTCTCAAAAGGTGTAAGATCAACAGCAGGGATTGCAGCGATTTGTGCATCTGTGTAAGCCTTAGATTCAATTACAGCATTTGAAACTTGATACTCTCTAGCGTTCTTTTCAAAAAGGACTTCAGATTGAACTAGGCTAGTTAGAGTTTGTTCTACAAAAGCTAAGTCTGATACAGAGGCTTTGTTAGCTTCAAGACCAGAGAGTTGAGAAATGATTGCGCCAGTAGCTGTTTGTTCAGATGCAAGAGCAGTTGCAATTTCAGCAATCGTATCAAGTGTAGAACTTGGAATTCCACCCATGATCTCAGACTTAACTTCAGCAACTTTTAATTCTGCATACTCTTTAGCTTCTGCAAGTTTAAGAGCATCTTGAGCTTCAGCATGAGCTTTTGCTTCAAGAAGTTTAGCAGCATCAGCAGATGCGAACTCGCTACGAATAGCTGATTCTTGCCCTTCCGCTCTGTTCTTTTCGCTTACAATTTGGTCGTCAAAATAACTGACAACTTCTGGGGAGAGAAACTTCTTTTTAATTTGTTGAGCCATCCTAAACACTCCTTGTTAGTATTGGATGATGATTATATCGTGTTTTTCTAGAAATCCGTCCAATCCTAGACCATCCCAAGAAACATAATCATCAATGACTTCAAAATCAACGCCATTAATTTGATCAATACCGCCAATTATAGTCATTGAGACTAGATCAGGATACCTAGGGGCAGTTGATAATTGTACTTTCTTATTATCAATATCGTGTTGAGTTAATTTAAATTGTTCTTTAGTATTGTTTCCAATACCAGAACCAATAGGAAATCCACCTTGTAGAATCCCATTACCACCATAAAAAAGAAGCTCATCTGTATCAAATACAATTTCGCTAACCTCTAAAATTAGTGACGATCTTTGTGCAGTAGATATTCTAGGTGCCTTAAATACTGCCATCTATTACCCTTAGTCCTTGATCCAAAACTGATGAGTCATTATCCCTCAAACCTGTGTCAATAGACAAGTCGCTTAGTTCCGTACCAAAATCAATCTCGCCTGATTGAACAATCTCAGAAATTGATTGAATAAAAACTATATCAATAGAATATGGATCAAATCTCCAAGGCATTTAGAACCTTGTTCTTTGCATATAAAGTATGCTTTTCTTTTGGTTTGATTCGTATTCAACTAGAACAGTTTGAACAGTTACATTATTCTTTTTATAGGTGAAAAGATCCTGATGTGTTCCTGGAAATGTTGTAATCACTTCATCCCAATCAACACCGGCCGTTTCTACTGGTAATGGCTGTTCACCATCATAAGTAGTGGCAACAGCATCACCAGTTGCACCATCTCTAAACTTTGAAAATTCTCTATCAGCTAGATTGGTCTTCATTTAATGATGCCACCTGTTCAATTAAATCTTCAGAGTCCCAGTCATACCAAGCAAACCAAAAACTTCCATCATGCACAATTATGTAATCAAAATAGCATTTCTTCTCAATACTGTTCTTTAGCATTAGAGCTTTCAGAATTTCAGGAGACTTAGCTTTTACATAATGCTTAACGTGAGAAGGTTTTTTGGTCATAAAAAAAGGGTAGCTTTTTCAAGCTACCCCGTCAATTTTAATTAGTCATTAAGACCGATAACAAGTGGCGACTTACCAGAAGCAGCACCCTTTTGTCCTAGCTGCATACCCTTCAAACCAAAAAGTTGATCGATGGCGGCACGCCTTGCCCCTACACCATAAGCGATCTCATCTTGTTCAGCATAGCTTGCAGTCTTTTGAAATGCGTAGCCTAGAGCAGATTTTTCAGCAAGATAAACTTGAACTGAAGACATGCCTGAGTGCATTACAACAGGGATGCCAAGGATTGTACCGATAACGCCTGAAGGAAGTACAGCTTGACCGAATTGATATTGATTCTTGAATTCAGCAAGACCAAAGATAGATTCTTTTTGTGTTGGTGATACTAACCAAACACAGTCAGACATTTCAGCTTCATTCTCTTCAAGTTCTTTAACCATTTTAAGAACGTTAGCATAAGTAACGTTTGCATCAGCACCAACATTAATGAAAGCGTGAGCGATATTTCCAAGTTCATTGATAATCAACTCATCAATTTTTCTGGCTTGTGCAGCAGCAGCACGCTTAGCAAACTCAAGTTGAGCTGGTATGTTTGACTGGATAGCGGTCATTGGGTCAATTAACCAAGAAACATAAAGATTTTGGTTAAGGTCTAATTTATCAGCGCTTGAAGTTAGTGCAGAAATTTCACCAGCAGAACCTTCAGCGCGATCAGCAACAGTAAAGCTAGAAAGCTTTGGAACTGAGATTGATTGCATACCAGGGCCAACTAAAGATGAAAGATCAGTGAAGTATGGAGTTAGCTTTGCTTTGAAGGCAAGCTCTCTCTGAACCATAGCTGCGATTAGATCTTGTTTTGTGTTTCCGATTTCTGTATTACCTGTGATAACGTCCATTTTTGCTCCTATTTAATTTTTCCAAGCTCAGCAAGCTTTAGAATATGTTTTTTTAATTCTTCTGAGTTCATATCACTAACATTTTTAGATGATTGTGGGACGTAGCTAGTAGCCGCTTGATTTGGCAACTTTCCTGAGGCTTGAAATTCTACAAGACTGGAATGTTGTTTAATAAAATCAGATGCAACTGCCTTTACTGAGTCCTCATCAACTTGTTTAGTCTCAGGGTTCAATATAATCTTCTCAAAATCAATAAAAGTGGCATAGTCTTTATTCTTTAACTTTCCACCTAAATGCTTCTCAAATTCATGATACTTTAAACCGTTAACGATGCTCTTTTCCTGTTCATTCAAAACGCTAGAAAGTTGTTGAGCTTTGTTTTTCTCTTGCTCCCACAACAGTTTGTATTCGTTTTGCTCTTTCAGTTTTTGCTCTTGAGATTGTTGAACAATAGTTTCGTATTCTCTGACTTTCTCTTTGAGCTTCTTTGCCTCGGATAAAACTCTATTATAAGTTTCATACTTAACAACA